ATTATTGTAATAGTGCGCTAAACTTGCACGACCTTGAATCTGTTGTGCACGATTGTTGATACCAACAATATAGTCATGCATAGCTAATTTGAATTCATCAAAATCTTTCTCATCTTTAAACACCTTTGAAAAAGCTTTAGCGACAGTACGCACAGTATCGCGATATGGCCCATATTGAGTCTGAATGTAACCAGTGAATTCGCTCACATCACGCTTATGCAATTTTGCTTTCATGCCCATCATGGTGAGGAAATCGCGGCCTTCTTTCGTCAAATTGACACTTTCAGCTGCTATCCACGAATCGTCACCTTTAAATTGTGCACAAACAAGATTATTTATATCAAGCATATGACCAATTGCACCCATGCAAATTGTTGTGTTGAAATCAATAGTGAATGGTTCGCCAGATTGTTTCTTAAATTTACCAATTAACACCATAAAACCAGGATAAACGGTGACCCACTCACTCCTTTGTTCACGATACAATTGCACGCATTCTTCCGTTGCACCCATATCACGAATATGATCAGAATCAAATTGAATCGTCGATTCATTCTGAGATGCATCATATTCACTGAAATCATTCTCAACTTGTTCTGGCACGCGTCCTGTACTACTCATGTATTGATTTAGAAAATATGCTGATTCATCGCCCATCGCAACATCCGGTGCACCGTTCTGATAAAAAACTCCAGGTTTGAGGAAATTTTTGAGACGTGCTGAATAAAACCGTGCATAAGCTGCAAAAACCAGATTCAATAATTTACTCCAAGCATTAACGCCCTGACCAAATTTCGCTTTCTCGAACCAACCTTGATCTGAATCAAATTTCGTTTGTTTCTTCATAAAGTATTTGATCGCTAAAGGTCCGTTGGTGTGTAGATATTCATCAAAACCGGCATCAAGTTCACCAGCAGAAAGCATTTTCTTGTTAAGTGATTCCATATATTCTTTAAAATGTTTGTTAATTTCAATGGGATCAAACATGAAATGCTGTTCGTATTTTTCACTGCCACGAGGATGTAATAAAAATTTATCAAGACCATTATGTAAATGCTTAGCACCGGCTTCCTTATTGATGTGATTTAGAAGTTTTGTCTTAATGCCGTAACGACCAGGCAAGCATTGTGCTGATGCTAATGCATCTTTTGAATCATAAACTCTACAGGTATTATACTCGAGGAGCGCCTTACCAGTTCTGTTGCGATCCATTTTTGCGAAGCAATCGAAACTCATTTTAACACGACCTTGTTCCATTGATGGAATGTTTAACGTTCTTATGGAATCAAAATTTGCTCCACTACCATAAATGTCAACAATTTTTCCGATTACTTCCATCGCATCTAACGCACTTATCTTCCTTTTCTCAAAGAACGGCTGATCATGCACTTTCAAAAGACGTGTTTCAGGTATAACATAATAGTTTTCGTCAAATAATGGTATGATGTTACGTTCGGCTATGATTTCAATATTTGTATTATAAAGATTCATAGTGGTGTGTTTGATGTTATCTGCCCCGTAAATGATGAGTGCATTCGTGTGTCTAGTAAAAGCCACCCGAACGTATTCATCTCTAGTCAAAATTGGATCGCCTTCTTCAAGCACCCACACAACTATATCATAATTACCTCCTTGTCTCTCATGAATAGTGTGTGTGTCATTCTTTGGATTGGCGACGGTATAAATATCCTTAATTGCTTGTCTATAAGTCATTATACGAACGCCATCAACAAAGAAGTCCAAAATTTCTTTAATATTATCGACTGTAAAAATGGATATTTTTTGCGGATTTGTTGTTTTGCAATCCACGTCATATCTTTTCATAACGTTACAAACATCCTGTGGGACTCTTTTTGACACATTGTTCTGATAAACACCACTATTGATAAGATCGTCATCATCATAACCAACTGATTTGAAGTCGACCACACCAATTTGTTTACTATCACCAAAAACATAGATGTTCTCGAATTTGTTGAAATGCGCAAAGTAATAAAAATACGATTTAGGAAACATAAACACCTCATCAAAGAAAACATTCCTATAACGTTTATCACTTATCATAGCTGTATAATAAGTCATTGCATTATAGCCCATTTCACGATATAAAACTTTAAGTTTCTTTGTTGGAACGACGACTAAATCTTTAGTTTTATGTGCATATTTCCTAATATAATCTGATTTGCCGGAGCCAAAAACTGCATTATGTTTATTAATAACAACATTGATAGTAGAATGTTTCATTTTCTTGACTTTATCAGCAATCTTCTCGTTCAATTTCTGATAATCATCCTCTAAGATTTCTTGAAATTCACTGATAAATTTTGCACTATTCCAACGATTGAGCAGCAAAACTTCCCTAGTAAATTCAATCTTTGGACTTTTCTCCACGAAATTATCAATCATGTGATTTTCTTGATACATTTGATGCATAGCTTTAATTCTTCTAACAATAACATAAAGTTGTTGTCTCCAGTTATTAGGATATTTATTGGGTGAAGAATAATCTTTACAAATCAAATAAACCTCTCGATTGAGTGAGAAACTAGAAATTGGTTTTGTTACCATGACACTACCAAAATTAAGTTGCTTAAACAAGCCTTCTTTAATCTGATGAACCCAACACTTCATGATAAGTGAACCACCACGATTTAGAAATTTTTGAAACCTAACGACATCTAGATTCGCATTGGTATGCTGTTCATCACCGACATCACTAACAATTAAGTCTGCTCTTTCAAATTTAATATCATTCAACTGTTGGAATTCGATGATATCATGATAGTTATCTGTAGTTCTTTCATGCATTTTAAGAGCTGCATGTCCTGTGTAATGATAACCGATGAGTTTCTTGGTGTATTGACAAAGTGTGTAAGAGAAGTTTCCTGGTGCAATAGATATTTCATGAATACGATCGAATTTCTTTGTGTTAAAATGTTTATTCATTATTTCATCTATTTTTGCATGAGCTCGACTCCTAAACTTAGTTTGTGTTTCTAGTTCACGTATTCGTTTAAATTCTTCATCATTTTCACCTAATAATTCATCAAAAATGTCGATTTCTTCGATGATTTTATCGATAATTTCAATCTCGGTCTTTTCTGACACTAAACGACTAATAACACCGCGACTAATGGATGGTTCAAACTTTGGAACTAGTATTTTTTGAGCTAAAAATTCCTCTTCACTGAATTTCGTAAAAAAAGAAAGTGCTTCCTCTCGGTTCATGTCGATATTTGAATTTTCTGATGGTGTTTGCAATGTTGTGATGGTTTGATTATCATTTAGACTATCAGAATGTAAGTTGATATTTTTGCTAGTATCATCACTGATAAGATCAAACGCATCGCCAATACTTGAATTTTCGCTTTCAGAAATTATTGATGATTCATTACTCATTTCTGCTATTTTGTTGTTCTTAATAGACTTATTCGGATTACGATTTCTGTTTTCATGAACATTAAGTTTTGTTTCGTTATCTTCTAGACCTAATGATAATTTGCAATCGATGGAAATACCAACTTGAATATCTTTAAAAAATTCAAAAGTATACATCATCATATCGCGCTCATTTGGCAAGTTAAAGTCGAATTTAAAATTCTCTTTCTTTCCACAAAACATGTTCTTGAGTCTTTCACCAAACTCAACTTTAAATCGCTTGAGGTCATCCATGAATTCATGACGCTTTATTTGGTATTCAAAATTGTTATCAATGTTACGCATCGCTTTACCAAATGTCTTGGTTCTGCGTAGACGAGCCATTGCTGCCAAAATAATAATAGAAAATAAAACATCATCGTAATCAATAATATCTAAATCAGCTTCCTCGTGCACTACTACTTGACCAATGACTATTCTCGATGTCATACCATGTAGATAGGTAGCTCCACGTTCATAGCTAAAAGCTCCGTCCGGGCCTTTACAGACAAATTTGTAAGTATTTGTTGCTATATGTCGTCGAACCACCAGTTTTGGTATATCGCTGTACTTAACCTCGAAATTTGATGCCACAACAAAACGCATATTTGGAATTTTGACATAAGATGAATAATCACTAAGTGGGATGTTGCGTGATAACGTGAGCATGTTCTTCTCATACTTAGGTGTTCTGACAAATATGAGTTTACGCATGGGTCCCATTGAACGCACTATCTCTATTGTGACATCAAACTCTGGTGTTTGGAGTAAAGTTGTGGTGAGATATTTGCGCCATATATCAGTTTCATGCGTGTATAAGAAAGACATATCACTACAAAAAGCGAATTTAGAATATTTACCTTCTTCTTTATAATTATAAAACTTACCGGTGCGAATTTGTTGCAAATCTAAGTCCATTAATTCTAAAGGAAGCATTAGCCAAGCCACGAGAATCTTGATACCATGAGCATACATAATGGTGGGTATGTTGCTGATATCGATATCCATCAGTGAATTGACCGCTATGGCATGTTCAGCTTGAACGTTGCATCTTTGTGCACCGTTAAAGCAACTACGACCGCTAATGTTAACCTTACGAAGGATGTTTTCTTCGATGTGTTGTGCTAAACTACTGTCAAGACCTGTTGCTTGATTGAGATAACGACTTGCGTCGCGATGTCCGTCAACTAAAACACAGGCATGACGTGCTTCTTGTATACGTAAATCAGAACCAATATCTATAAATGGTTTCTTTATGTTAATCATATGATCTACGGCATCTTTATTTGCAAGCCAATTTAAAGTTGCTGCGATGGGATGGCTTGAGCGCTTGAGCGATGCGCTATACTTAATGTATTCTCCATTAAGATATCCTTCAATGATCGTGATTTCATTGTCATTAAGGATATAAGGGACTGACACACTGTTTCGAACTCTGGCCAACTCTCTTGGTTTAATAATTGAATTTAACCAATAATTTTGGATTTCGTTCTGGCCTGCAATTCCAGTTTGACTGAGCACAGGCATAATTACCGCTTGATGCAATAATTGGATAATTTATTTTAAAATAGGATGTTTAATGGCGTTTTTCAGCTATTTGAACAAACAATCACCGTTTTCTGGACAGTG